AACACTATTACTTCGTCTACAAAACCAAGCATTAACAGGCTTTCCTTGCGGGTGCTTTCATCGTTAATGGGTCTTAAATCACCTTTTAATCGCTTAACACTGGAATCGCTGTTAATGCCCACTACTAAGCGATTACCTAGTGTTTTGGCATGGCTAAGAAGCTTTAAGTGCCCAATGTGTAATATATCAAATACGCCATTAGTAAACACAATAGTATCTTCGATATCGGTTACTGTAAGTGTGTATGTGCCTACGTGCTTAACTGCTTCTCTAGAACCTCTAACAGCAAGTTCTAAACACTTCTTATGATTGTATTGCTTTGTTAATCCGTATACAAATGCGGCCAAGAAACAATCTCCTGCACCTGTAACATCTGATACTTCTACAGCTTCGACTGGAATATCGTAATCTGTATTATCTATTGTAGCAACTACATTATTGCCTGCATTAGTTGTAATAATATTACCCTGCCAGCTTATAAATCCAAACTTAGTAAACTCACTATAGTTAGGTTTTATTAGCCAAGCATTGATATAATGATTTGCATGTTCCTTAGGATCTACAATTACTTTACAACCAAATGTATTAATGTGTGCAATAATTTCTTTTGCATTATCTAATACACCTTTGTCATAATCACTGAGTATTACATATTCGTATTGCGAAAAGTCATTAGACAATACATCAGCTAATACTGCGTTACCGCTTGCACGTTTATCATCGTCAATGCGTGTAACATAATGCCCGTCACAAATTACTCTAGTCTTAACACTTCTATATCCATGATCAGATTCCAGCAGTGTTACATCAACACCTAAACTTTTTAAGTTTTTGTAAACAAGTCCTGCACCGCCAAGGGTTTCAACTTCACGCAGATGCTTAACAACAGGGACAGGAGCTTCAGGACTTAAACGTTCTGAAGTGCCATAGATATATTTGTCGATTATTACATCGCCGATAACTAATACTTTCATAGTGTTATTATACTTGATTAGTTAAGATTTGTCAAGTAAATCAATAACTTTAAATACAGTTTCTAGCTTGTTTAGACTAATTTTACTTTGAAGGGTGTTGCGCAATCCGTGGTGCAATGGCTTAGGCCATTTACTAAAACTTACCCAAGCATAGCCGTCATGTTCTGTATTAAGTTCAGGTATAAATTCCTCCTTAATTACACATAGATATGTATGAAAGGAAAACTTACTATCAGTAGATACAAATGTTTCTAACGGCATAGTTTTAGTAATAGGAGGAAGCTCGCCGATTTCTTCAGTAATTTCTCGCTGAAGACCTTCCCAAGGAGTTTCTGCTCCTTCGTTAGTACCGCCAACTAATCCCCATAATTTATTATGTTTGCCACTAGCTCGATGCAAAAAGAGAAATCTTTTTGTTTTTAAACTATAAAATAAGGCTCCACTACAGACTATTTCTTTCATAAAAATAGTTATCCGTTGAGTGCAATTCTCCATGTTCCTTGTGGATACTGCCCTTCGACACTAAGTAACCAATCTTCACCATTCCATCTGTACTGTGTGCCAGTATTTAGGTTAGTAGTGTATGTTACTGTAGTTGCATTAATTATAGCTGATGCATCAAATACTATGCTCCAGGCACTTCCGCTCCATTCAATAATATCATTTTCACTAGCAACTAAGTCTGTATTATTTGAGTTTTTCCAAGCGTCAGCACCGTCAACATTTCCTGTTGCTCCAATTGCTCCTAATAATAATACTCTAGTTCCTTGTGCTTTAGTAGCTGGGAATGTTTTAGTTGGGTCAATAATATAATCAATAGATGTTAAAGCACCTAATGATCTGTCGCTACTTTCAATTACAGTGTTAGCTGGGAATGAATCAGTATCCCAGCTAACAGCAATTTGTGTATCGTCTATTGTGTTTAATGCAAACGTGCCTGTAATTGCTGTATTAGTGTCTAGTTTATTAAGATAGATTCTACTAATACCCGGCTGGTATGATCCCGGATGCGAGTCTAGTACATTCCTCCAACTAGTCTGTCCAATTGTTCCTTTATCTAATAATTTTACAATACTACCGTCTACATATGCATCATAACCCATATAGTTAGTTGTTTGTGTTATTGAATTATTAGTTGTTTGCACAGTTCTGCCACCGTTCTTATCAAGCGCACCAGCAACACTAGCGTCATCAAACGCATTAAGTTCTGGAACTGTTAATCCTAGTTCAATAGTACCTTGTGCTTCGTCAAACATGCTTGTAATAATATTTGTAATTACACCTAGTCGTTTAACTTTAACTGGAGGTGAGATCCATATTGGAGTTACAAAGGTTAATGTAGCGACATCAATTGAGTCGTCAACACCGACTGGAACTGTTCTAGAACTAAAGTTTACATTATCTAGTGTAACAGTTGTTAAACTAGTCCAGTCAATATAGTTGTCTGTTGTTTGTATTTCTAAACTTGGGTTAAACAACATTAAAATTTGTTCAAGTAACTGTAACTTTTGATCAGTATTCGTTGTCCATATATCCACATTAACTGTAAGTGTATACGGTGTTGGCATTAGTCGTTCAACTGTATAATTCTTACCTTCGTAATTTAAATATTCCTTCCCAGATTCGTCGTATGCTTTTTCTCTAACATTAACTTTGCTCACATAACTCGAATCACTTGTGCGATCTCTGTCAATTGCTAATGCTGTAATATATACAGCCATTCTAGGGGCACTAGGTATTTTATTTTCTGAGTTACCTTTGATAATACTTGCTACTTGTCTAGTTAAGTCACCATACATAACAGGAACAACAACTTCTGCACCTGCACCGTCTTTATAAGCAAAATTGCTCATCATCCTTACTAGTTGTGTAATGTATCGTCTTACTTGTCCGTCATAAAAGTGTTGAGACATTAATTATCCGCCTTTGGTCTAAGTGCTTTCGATAAGCCTTGACGCTCTGTTATTGTTTCTCCAGCTATCTGACTAGTAGCTGTATTGTTAACAAACGTACCTTTTTGTGTATTGCGATCAGTTGTGTTAGATAGTGTAACACGAACATCGTCTTGTACTTTAAGCCACCTAGTACCATCATATTTAAATAAACGTTTTGGGCTCATGTCTGTCCTTAAAAAGTAATCACCGTCTTCTCTAGTTGCAGGGAATCCAATGCCTTGACCAAACGCCGCGCCATTTGGTGATTCTCCAGTACCTAGCAAGTATCCTTGATAACCGGCTCTATTTGGTCTATCAGCAATTTCATCTGCGCTTAGGCTAATGTTACTTGCATCTAAATCTGTTTCGTCGGCTGTTTGCAATGCAACACTTCCGTCTGCGTTAGTAGCTAACGTATAATAATGACTAATATCAAATCCGCTCTTTGCGGCATCTGATTCTGCTTGAGCAACAACAGCATTGTTAATTTGCATTTCTGTTTCGTATGTTGAAAGTAAATCTCGTAGTGTAGTATCAGAACCTTCTTCCGCAGGTAAATCTAATACTTCTTTAAACTCTTGACTATCTACTAACGACTTTAATTTTAATCTATATAAGTGCGGATACCAAGTAGGACTAAATCCTTCTGCGGCTCTGTTAATATCATCTATAACATAAAATCTTTTAAGTGCCATTGTATTGTTATCAAGTGCATATTCATCTTTCAAATGCGGCAACTCAATTACATCGCCGTTCATAGGCTTTCTGCCAAGTGTCTTAACACTGCTATTAATATGTACTGTCATAAACACTGTATCATTTTGCAAGAACATACCAAATGCACTTAGATCAAAATCTATATCTTGTATATTATAAATGCCGCGCATCTCGTATATAGAAGTATCGTATTTTCTATCTCTATTTTCTAAAAACAACATATCTTGAATATTAGAGGCTGATACTCCGCCTGCATACGTAGGTTGGTCAGCAGTTGCGTCAGCAGCCAATGGATTGTTAGGTCCAAGGTACTTGTGAACAAATACATCAGTTCCGCCTATTGTAAACATTTCAAGGATCTGTCTGTCTAAAAACGTATAATCCTTGCCCTTTTCCGGTTTGTATAACGACAATCTGGGCAAATTGGTTCTCCTATTATTATACATATTTATCGTAACGATAAATACTAATGGAGAGATTTAAAATATGGCAAACACAACTACAAAGAAACAAGAAATTTTTGACTATGTATATGCTATGTTAGGTGGCGGAATGGTAGATGTCGAACTTGACCCTGTACATTATGAAACTGCACTAACAAAAGCACTTACTCGGTATCGTCAAAGAAGTGACCATTCTGCAGAAGAATCGTACTTGTTTATGCCGACTATTGTAGATCAAAATACATACACACTTCCAAACGAAGTAATGGAAGTAAGAACAATATTCCGCAGAAGTGTAGGATCAAGAAGCGGCGGCGGAGATGGCGGTAGTATATTTGAACCGTTTAACTTAGCATACACAAATACATATTTGCTTTCTGGTTCTAATATGGGAGGACTAGCAACATACGATATGTTTAGTCAGTACCAAGAACTAGTAGGAAGAATGTTTGGTTCGTTTATTGAGTTCAATTGGAACAGTGTTACTAAGCAACTAACAATGTTACAACGTCCAAGAGCAGAAGAAACATTGATGTTGTACTGTTACAACTATCGTCCGGACGAATCTTTGTTTTCGGACTATATGGCAATTGATTGGATTAAAAGTTATACACTTGCTACATGTAAATTCATGTTAGGTGAAGCTCGATCAAAGTTTGCTACGATTGCAGGACCACAAGGCGGGTCACAACTTAACGGTGATACTCTTAAAGCAGAAGCACAAGCTGAAATGGAAAAACTAGAGAACGAAGTATCAATGGCAATGGCAGGCGGTACTGGTTACGGATTTACTATCGGCTAATTCAAAAAAAGACTTGACATTGGAGAAGAATCGTTATATAATATAACAATGCAATATATAACAACTCCAATGTGGTCTGTTCCACTATTCAAAACAAACATAGGCAAGCCTGATCCCATTACAATGGCTTGGATTAAAAATCAACACTTCCCTCCAGAAGCTACGGATCATTCTCATACTGCTAACAAGTATATATTAAATGAGCCTAAACTTAAAAAACTTAAAGCACAGATAAAAGAATGTAGTGACTTTTTTGTACATACTGAATTAGGCATACACGATGATCTCGACTTTATTTTAGAAAACAGTTGGATCAATCGACATAGACCTGGCGAACATAATTCAATGCACTGGCATTCAAATGCAATGTTAAGTGGAGTGTACTATATTCAAAATGAAAAAGATGCTGGCGAAATATACTTCAAGAAAGCACACGGTTATCATAATTTATTTCCTGATGTTATAAATGTTGATTTCAAAACAGAAATTGCAAATCAATATAATTTAGAAACATTTGCACTGCAACCAACAGCAGGCGATCTTATTATCTTTCCGTCACATGTTGAGCATATGGTGACACAAAATATAACACACAGTGAGCGATTCAGTTTAGCATTCAATTTATTTGCTAGAGGTACACTAGGCGGCGGAACATCACAGGTAAAGATATGAATCATCAAGTTATTCCTTTATTTTCTGTTCCATTATTTAAAAGTAATATTGGTCAGCTTGATGTTATTACTATGGCATGGGTTAAAAACTTACAATATCCTCTACAAGCAGTCGGGCATGACGGCAGTGATGATCATTTACCTAAACATAAACAAGGCATGCATATATTACATAATAAAAAACTTAGAAAACTTAAAGCATTAATACAACAATCTATTGATTATTTTGCCCATGAAGTACTAGACATTGAAGATCATATTAATTTTGAAATACAAGCAAGTTGGATTAATAAAATTGATGCAGGAGCAGGCAGTGCAGATATTGTAAGTCACGGACACGCGGGGTCAATGATTAGCGGAGTATATTATATTGATGCAGATTCTACAACTGCTCCAATAACTTTTAAAAAAGAATATATGTATCCTAACTTGTTTCATAACTGTGTACCAGTTACATATAAAAAGAAAAACTTTAATCAATATAATATACAAGAATTTACAACAAATCCTGTAACAGGAGATATATTATTATTTCCGTCACACTTACAGCACAACGTGGAACGTGCAGCCAGTAAAAAAGATAGATACGCCATTGCATTCAATACGTTTGCTAAAGGTGATATTGGGTATGGATCAGAACAAATAACTTTATAGGAAAAACAATGATTATTGGAGTATGTGGGTTGATTGGCGGCGGTAAAGGTACTGTCGGCGATATATTAGTAGAGCAGTACGACTTTAAAAAACTATCATTTGCAGACAAACTTAAAGATGCAGTTGCAGAAATGTTTGATTGGGATAGAGCGTTACTTGAGGGTATAACAGATGAAAGCAGAAACTGGCGCGAAAAGCGAGATGACTTTTGGTCTAAGGAAACTGGCAGAGAAATAACGCCTAGGCTTGTGTTACAAGAGTTCGGTACTGACTGTATGCGCAAAGGCTTCTTTGATGGTATTTGGGTTAGCATGGTAAAGCAAGAAATTATGCAAAATCCAACACAAAATTATGTTATTCCAGATGTACGTTTTCCTAACGAAGGTAAAATGATAAATGCACTTGGTGGAAATGTTTGGAGAGTACGCCGAGGTGACGATCCAGTATGGTTGCGTATGTATGAAGACATAGGAGTAGAACCAAAAGAAGTACATCAGTCAGAATACATGTGGTGCAGTATTGACCACAGCGCAGTAATAGATAATGACAAAACTATGGACTATCTTAAAAATCTGGTAGCAAGTCACCTTGCTTCCACTTCTTCCCAACTTTCTGTATAATCCTCTGACAGTTCGCACATACTGTTTTTAAATTAGTATGTGACGAATTGTTCAAATCTCCGTCTATATGGAATACATTAAATTGTTCTGTATGGGCGCTTGTATAATTACACTTCTCACAATGAGTCTTTTTAGTGTATCCAGCTTGCTTCCATTTAGGAACTCCGTGGTGCGGTCCGTTGCGTAAGCATACTTCGCAATGTTTACGATAGTACGTTTTGTTGCCTTTTTTGTAATTTATAGCGGCAGGTCTTTGTCTACAAATGCATAATGGTCTCATATTGTATTTACCTCACCTTTTGTGCCCCTTTTATTCGGTGTATCTTATGGTGTTATTACTAAATTCATATAAATAATAGTGAACATACTTATTAGGAGAAACAGAAATGGCGTTATCATCCCCAGGTGTTGAGGTTAAGGTAATAGACGAATCGTTCTATACACCTGCAGAACCCGGCACTGTACCAATGATTTTTATAGCCTCCGCCCAAGATAAAAAGAACGGCGCAGGAACAGGTACCGCACCAGGTACATTACTTGCTAATGCAGGTAAACCTTACTTGATCACATCACAGCGTGATTTGGTAGAAACATTTGGTGAACCAAGTTTCAAGACAGACACTAACAACAATCCAATACATGGCGGCGAAATCAATGAATACGGTTTGCAAGCGGCTTACAGTGTATTAGGTGTAAGTAACAGAGCATATGTAACTAGAGCGGCTATTGACTTAGATGCACTGGCAGCATCATCGTCTGCTCCTACTGCAAATCCTGCGGCAGGTACATACTGGTTTGATACAGCAATGTCAATATTTGGCATTTTTGCATGGAACTCAGCGGCTGCTTCTGTAACAGGTGGACAGAGCTTTACTAACAAAGTACCAGCAGTTATTACTGATGCTACTAAAGTTACAGGCGGAGCTCCAAAAGGTTCAGTTGGTGCAATTGGCGATTATGCTATTGTTGCAACAACTACACTTAACAAACTTTACTACAAGAACTACTTAGGTACTTGGGTACAGACTGGATCCACAGCATGGAAAGCAAGTCACGCTACTGTAGTAGGTACTGCTAACCCAACAATCGTTGCAGGTCAAACAATAGTTATTAACTCAACTACTGTTACTGCTAGTGGCACTACTGGTGCTTCGTTAGTAGGCGACATTAATACAGCTACAATTAGTGGCGTTACAGCGGCATCTATTGATAGTGTTGTGCATATTTTCTCTACAGGTGCAAACGTTGTACTTGGCGCAGGAACTGGTGCTATGGCATCAGCTGGTTTTGCCGCAGGAACATATTATGCTCCGGCATTAACTATTGCTCCTCATACAAGCGTGCCAGAGTACAAGACAGCTGATACTACATCACGTCCAACAGGAAGCCTTTGGGTTAAAACTACACAACCTAACAAAGGTGCTAACTGGAAAGTTAAAGTATGGAATGACGGAACTAAGCTATGGGATACTAGCGCGGCTCCAATCTATGCAACTAACCATGAAGCAATTTACAACTTAGATAAGACACTAGGCGGTTCTGGATTATCATTAACGCAAACTTATGTTAAAGCAAATGATGCTGAAGCAACAGTTACAGCTGGTGATTTTAAAATTTACAAAAGATCAACAACTGGTCCGACAACTATTACTAGTGGCATAATTAGCACTGGAATGTCGTCAGCAGGTTTTACAATTAACATACAAGAGACAATAGTCGGTAATGCGGCGTTACAAAGCGTAACAGCAGTAAGTGGAACAACAACTGGTGCGGCAAGTGACGCAGAAGTAGTTGCAAACGCAATTAACGCAGTAGGACTAACTAACGTTAGTGCTACAGTTGACGCACAAAATAGAGTTGTTATTAGTCACTCCAAGGGCGGCGAAATTCGTTTCAAAGACCATAGTGGAAATGCTTTTGCAGAAATGGGCTTTAGTGCTTATGTAAATGCAAATAGCGGAACTGCTAACTTGTATACTGCACCAGCAGGCGATACAGCAAACGAGTTTGTTGCTTCGAATTGGCAAGTACTAACATATACTGCAAGCACCACAGCTCCAACAGCATTGGCAGCAGACGGTACATTATGGTACAGTTCAATTACTGACGAAGTTGATGTCATGATACACAATGGTACTACTTGGGTTGGTTACTTAGATTCAACTAGTCCATTCTATGATGCGTCTACTGCACAGCAAACAAGTCCAGCAGGACCTATTGTAAGTGCAACTGAACCACTGGCGGCTACTGGCCAATCAGATGGTACAGCTCTTAAGAATGGCGACATTTGGGTTTCAACAGCAGACTTAGATAATTATCCAACAATTTACAAATATAGTAGTGCTACTGCAAAGTGGGTATTACTAGATGCAGCCGATCAAACAACTGAAGACGGTGTACTATTTGCAGACGCACGTTGGGGATTAACAGGCGCTACTAGTAATGTAGCTGGAACTATCACTGAGTTGTTAACAAATAACTTCTTAGATGCAGACGCTCCAGATCCAGCACTATATCCAAAAGGTATGTTGTTAGTTAACTTACGTAGAAGTGGCTTTAACGTTAAGAAGTTTGTACGCAACAGTGTTGATACAAATGCACTTAATACACGTTTTAATAGTAGCGAAGCAATGACAAGCTATTATACACACCGTTGGGTTACTGAATCAGCTAACCAAGCAGACGGCAAAGGAAGCTTCGGACAAGCGGCACAGCGTAAAGTTGTTATCCAAAGTCTACAAGCAATGCTTAACAGTAACGATGCAATTAGAGATGATGAATCAAGAATCTTTAACGTAATTGCTACTCCAGGTTATCCAGAGCTAATTGGTGAAATGGTTACATTAAACTACGATAGAGGTATTACAGCGTTTGTACTTGGAGATAGTCCACCAAAACTAACACCAGATGCAACCTCAATCAACGAATGGGGTACTAACGTAAACCTTGCAGTTGAAGATAATGCAGAAGGTCTTGTAACTAGTGATGAATACTTAGGTGTTTATTACCCATGGGGCTTTAGCAGTGATAATGCTGGTAACAACATTGTTGTTCCACCAAGTCACATGATGCTAAGAACTCTTGCACTAAGTGACCAAGTTAGCTATCCATGGTTTGCACCAGCAGGTACAAGACGTGGCGGCATTACTAACGCAACAGCAACAGGTTATATTGATTCAGAAGGCGAATTTAATTCAATAGCACTAAACGAAGGACAACGCGACACATTATATGGTGTTAAAGTTAACCCAATTACGTTTATCACAGGTGCTGGATTAGTTGCATTTGGACAGAAGACTCGTGCAAGAAATGCAAGTTCATTAGATAGAATTAACGTTGCTAGACTTGTTATCTATATGAGAAGTCAACTTAACAAACTTGCTAAGCCTTATATCTTTGAACCAAATGATAAGATAACAAGAGATGAGATTAAACAAGCCGCAGAGAGCTTGTGCTTAGAACTTGTTGGATCAAGAGCGTTATATGACTATCTAGTTGTATGTGATGAGTCAAACAACACAGCAAGCAGAATAGACAAGAACGAACTATACTTAGATATAGCAATTGAACCAGTTAAGGCTGTGGAGTTTATCTTTATTCCACTTAGACTTAAGAATACAGGGGAAATTGCAGGTCTTTAACATCTAACAAAATGGGGGCTAGAAATAGCCTCCATTAAATGATAAATACTAGCAACAGGAGTTATAATATGGCTATTTCAACACTCTCAAAAATTACAGTACCACTAGCGAGTGACACTTCATCATCAACACAAGGTTTGTTGATGCCGAAGTTACAGTATCGTTTCAGGGTATCACTTGAGAACTTTGGTGTATCAACACCGACAACAGAACTAACAAAGCAAGTAATTGACGTAACACGTCCGGTAGTAAACTTTGAGGAAATTGAAATCCCAGTTTACAACAGTAGAGCATACCTAGCAGGTAAGCATGCATGGGATCCGATTACACTTAACTTGCGCGAAGACGTAAACAACAATGTACAAAAACTTGTTGGCGAACAGCTACAAAAGCAGTTTGACTTCTTTGAGCAATCAGGTGCGGCAAGTGGCATTGATTACAAATTCGTAACTAGAATCGAAATACTAGATGGCGGCAACGGAGCAAACACTCCTAACGTACTAGACACTTTTGAATTATACGGTTGCTTTATACAAAATGCAAACTACAACTCATTAGCATATAGTGCTAACGAGCCAGTTACAGTTTCATTAAGTATACGTTACGATAACGCAATACAGTCACAAGGTGGCGGTATTGGAACAGCAGTAGGTAGAACTATTAATAGTCTAGTTACGGGCGGTGGCGGTATTGGTTAGTAATATAACCTAAGTGCCATATTGTTATTATTAAAAGGAGCTTCGGTTCCTTTTTTTATCTTTGATAATATTGGATAAAATAAATACTATATGAATTATCCAATTAGAACAGATTTAGAAAGTCTGAATTTAAATAACTTTAACTTTGGCCCTATATCTAACGAAAAACTAGACCCAAGATACCTGTCACCATATAATGTTAAGTCTCTAGCAGAATTAGTAGAATTTGGAAACTTTGCTGGCCCTATGGCAGCAGATATCAAAAATAGACATGGTATTACTCAAGATTCTTTAAATTGGAAGTATACGTATATACGCAAAGAAGAAGCACCAAACTTTGATAAAGACCCCTGGCAGTATACTATAAATCAATATGGGTTTAGGGACGTGTGGAGAAACAAAGCTAAACGACCAAACATAGGATTTTATGGTTGTAGCAATACGTTTGGTGAAGGTGTAGAATCGTCAAAACACTGGACTACATTACTTTCTAAACACTATAACATGTGTAAGTATAATTTTGGCGTAGGCGGTGCAAGTGCATTACGTATTGCTAGAACGTTTGTAGCAACACAACAAGTTTTAAATTTAAATTATGCGGTTATATTATTACCAGCTCTGCATAGAGTGGATTACGCTGAAATTAGCGAAGATGGAGCGACGGAAATGCAAATGCTACCCTGGAAGAATCCTAATTTTAGTAAAAGCCAGGAAAAGAAGTGGACAGACATATACGCCACATATGATAATAGTATGTTTATAATGAATCTTATATATGCTGTATCTATGATTACAGAAAGTGCAAAAGCACATAATGTAAAAATAGTATTTTCGTCTTGGTGTGGCGAAACACTATATACGTTAGGTAAAATTAATGCTCCAAATTTATATCCTAATCTAGCATTAAAGACCCGAGACCATGCAAGAGATGGCGAGCATCCTGGACCAGAATCCAGTAAACTTTTTGCTGAGAAGTTATCTTACTGGATGGAACAAAATCAATTACTTTAATAATCTGCGTACTTTATGTTATAGATAAATATTAGTAAGGAGATTTAAATGGCAAACATATTAAATGGGTTTCTTGATAATTTATTAAGCGGCACAACTAACCCAAAAGGTGACATGGCAGACTTTCAGCATGCGGCAAGACTGTATACTGATGATGCGTTTAGGCTGGCACCCAAGGCAAAGTTCCTTTACCATGTTGTAATAGAACTAAGTCCAACTGCGGCGGCAAATTTGCCACAATTAGATCAACGACATAAAAACGAAATAAACTTATTAGTTAAATCAGTCGACTTACCAAAAGTAAGTATGAACACTGTAACTAAAAACATGTACAATCGTAAAAAGAATTTACAAACTAGTTTAGAATACGATCCAGTAAACATTACATTCCATGATGACAACTTAGGCATTACTACAATGCTAATGGAAGCATACTATAGATATTATTATGCAGACGGCGGTCATTATGCAGACGGTGTATCAGCACCTTATTCACCAAGAAACACATACAAAGGTGCAGAGGATCACAAATACCGTTACGGGTTTGACAACGATTCAGTTGACCCGTTCTTTAATAAAATTACAATTTATCAAATGGCTAGACATCAGTATACAGGATTTACTTTAGTTAATCCAATAATAACTGGCTTTCAACATGACAGTATGGATCAAGCTGACGCTACTACTACGCTACAAAATCAAATGACTGTTGCATACGAATCAATATTTTATAGTAGAGGAGCTACTGGAGAAGGTTCTCCAAGAGGCTTTGCTCAAGAGCATTATGACCAAACACCTAGTCCATTAACTGTAGCAGGTGGCGGAACTAGCAGTCTTTTTGGTCAAGGCGGTGTAGCCAATGGACTAAGTAGTGTATTAGGAGACTTAGCAGGCGGCACGTTTAATCTTGGCTCTGCATTGAATACATTTAATACGTTTAAGAATGCAAAAAGTTTATCTAAACAAGGATTAATAGAAGAAGGATTTAATATATTAACAGGTGCATTAGGAAGCATTGGCAAAGAAAATGCTAGTGGTCTTAAAAATACTACGTTTCCAAAACAGTCTGCATCAACTGCATCAACAACTGATACAAGCGGTGGCAGTGTTGAAACTACTTCTCCTAACTATTCAACTAAAGTCGAACAAGCAAAAATTAACAATGGACCTAGATAAATGTCACAATTAAACTTAGTACCAACAGACAGCGGTAATGAAGTTAAAGCATTCTTTAACAATTACTTTACTGAGTCTATTAGTTACCCTGCTAACCAAGTTGACGCAGTAGTAGGCTTCTTTCAAAAAAGAGGGTTTGACATAGCAAGTGCCACTGGTGTTGCTACTGTACTATTACAACAAGCAAAGATTGACGATGTAAATGTAATGACATTGCTTGATACATTAACTGGATTAGAAGATGTTGCAATTAGTCAAATTGTTGCTGAAATACTAAATTACAATAGACAAAAAGTTAGTACACTTGGTTATAAGATTACAACTCAAACGCCAAGGACTGAAAACAGAAACATAGTAGTGTAATATGGGACGGTTTGCTCAGGGTAGATATACGTTAAAGAATCCGGAAAAATTCGTAGGTAACAAAGCTCCAATATACAGAAGCAGTTGGGAATATACCTTCATGCAATTCTGTGACGGCAATCCTGCAATTACACAATGGGCAAGTGAAAGTATAAAAATTCCATATAGAAATCCACTAACTGGTAAACAAACAATTTACGTGCCAGATTTTTTTATTGCTTACGGTGATAAAAAAGGTAAACAAAAAGTCGAACTCATAGAAATAAAGCCAGCCAATCAAACACACAAAAGCCTTGTGGGCAAAAGCGCCCACAACCAAGCACACTGGATAGTTAACCAAGCAAAATGGGAAGCGGCGTATGCTTGGTGTAAACAAAAAGGTATTCAGTTTCGTATTTTAAACGAAGGTGATATCTATCATAATGGAAAAAGATAATGGATTTAACGCAATATAAAGAACAAATGACAGACATAGCAATGCAAACTGGAAAATTTGTAAGAGGTGCAAAGTATGTTAGACAATGGGATAAACATTTCTCAGAGAAAGAATATATGGTTAAAAAAGCTGAAGAATTTGGAATGTTGACAGATGTTAAAACAGCAATTGACATTGGTACTGGCGTAGGAATGTTACCATATGTGCTTATGCAAAAAGGTATACATGTTGAAGCTACTGATATTGAAGAAGAAGTTACAGGTCCAATGTTTAAAAAGTGTTGTGATTTAATTAATTTAAAAAGGCATCACTTGTACATTTACAACGGCAAACCTATGGACTTTCCAGGTAAGTATGATTTGTTTATTGCTAGTAGAACAGAGTTTGATAGAGAGTTTTTAGAGCCAGGTGAAACATTTGATTATATATTTTTCTTAAATGATGTATTTCAGTATGTAGATAAAGTCTTTATCAAAACAAATAATGCAGGCTCAGGCAAAGGTTACCCTGATTGGTTAGTTCCTTATTTGTATAATCCAGGCGGCGAAGGGTTAGGAAAGCCGTACAGAGCTTGGTATATACATATAACCAAAGAACAATGGTTGAATGATCCTAACTCTGCTAAATAATAGTAGCAGTTAATGGAAACACAAAATGACAAAAAAACTTGAAGAACTATTAAACTTACCTGACTCGCAAGATATAATTAATGCAAGCAAAGCTACAAAGGCCGAAACTGCATTAGTTGACCAAAAAGAAACTAAGCGCGACATTGCCGAGTTTGATAAAATATCTTCTGCATTGCCTAGTGTAAAAGGGTTAGGCGAAAAGGCAGATACTGAGCTTAACGAAATTGCAGACAAAGCAATGACAGCATATGACGAATTAATGGATTTGGGTATGAATGTTGAAGCACGTTATAGTGGTAGAGTATTTGAAGTAGCAGGCGGCATGCTTAAAACTAGTTTAGATGCTAAAGTAGCTAAACTTAATAACAAATTAAAAATAGTCGAGTTACAACTTAAAAAAGAAAAACAAGACAAAGACGGTAATCCGGAGTCACACGCTGGTATAGTTAACGGTGCGGGTTACGTCGTTACTGACAGAAATAGCTTAATTGAGAAGCTAAAAGGTATGTCAGAGGATAAATAGTTTATAAGGAATTAATCATGAGATCGTTTACAGAAATTTTATTAGAGTCCAAAAAGACTTATTCGTTCAAGATAGGTTATGCAGGTGCATTGCCAGAAGGAATTGAAGATAGTATTGAAACATGCTTACAAAAGTTTGAACTTATTAGCATGAGTGCTGGTAAAGCTACACCAATACAGGAACGTCCGTTAGATTTCCCACAATTACAAAATATGGAAGTTACTTACTGGGAAGCAGAAATGAACTACCCTACTACATCACAAGTGTTGCAAGAATATATTGCTGATAGTTGTGGATGTAATCAGGCGTATTTTATAGTAAGAAACATGAATGATCCTAGAGAAGATTATCAAGCAGACTCTAAGACAAAAGAACCTTATGAAACTAAACTAGAAACCGAAGACATGGGAGGCGAAAGCGCCCAAGACAAAGTTGGAGACAGCAGAGTTATGGACCTTCTTAAAGAACTAGAAACAGCTCGAAGTGAGCGTATAATTGATCCTACAGCAGGAACACCTAAGGGTGAAAGTGCTGATATAGGTGATACTGAAAACACTAAAAGCCCAGTAGGAGGCGTATAACATGAAAGACTTATTAGCTAAATTAGCAGAGTTAGATAAAGACATTAAGACAATTAACGAAACAACGAACCCATTGGGCGAAACTGCTTCGATGAATATTTCAATGACAGGCGATAATGCAGACGAAGTTGCACAACTTGTAAACATTATGAGAACAGGTAATACTCCAGATGCTAAAGCAGTTAGCCCAATGGATATGCCACCCTCAGATCATATGCCAATGGACAAAGCACTTAGCATTGTAAAGATGCCAATGGACGGACCAATGGATATGGACGGACCAATGCATGGTATGGACGGACCAACAGATAGTCCAATGGATGATATGCCACAAATGGATCCAAAGGATGACGAAGCTGATGAGGACATGAGCGGCGGATTTAGTTCTTCAACAACTGAGCCAGATGAGCAGTATTTTGATACACAAACAATGACACACGATTTAGCTGGTGGAATTAACCGTACAAAGAAACAACATGCACCGGCCGCTGATGGAGATAATCCAATAGCAGTTGAAGATGATTTAGATGCACAAATTGAATCTATTAAAGATGAGTTGTATGCCGCACTTGCTGAAAAGACAGGTAAAGATAAGAAGTCACCGCCAGACTATCCAGACTTAGACAATGATGGCAATAAAGAAGAGCCAATGAGCCAAGCGATTGCACAGCGTGATGATGACGAAGAAGATACTGACGAAGCTGATACATCTTATAGTATTACAGGCAAAAGCAAAGAAGCTAATGCTGAACTTGCAAGACTAGCAGAACTTTCAGGTGTATCTGCTCCACAAGAGATGGAAACTGAAGGGTCAGGCATGCAAGCAGATGAAGTTCAAGATATTCTTGCCAAGCATCCTAAAGCGGCAGCGGCACTAAAACAAGGTGCTGATATTATGGACCATGACGACTTATACCAGGATTTATATTCATACTTTGCTAATTCAGGTGATATGCCATATGGTACACAAAAAGCTAGAGATGGCGACCCATACGAATGGGTACACGATAAGCTAGATTCTCTAGGATTACTTGGAGAAGAAGCAGTAGCTGAAATGGATGACGGGGAGATTACCAAAGACTCAGTCAAGAAGAGTGTAATGAAATTACTAGTAGATATTGCAAAAACTTCTAAACAATACAAAGGCGAAATCACAGACGACCAAGTTCATTACTTAGGCAGTCTTATACATGATTTTGATGTGGCTGGTATTGAAACAGAAAAATATAGTGAAATAGAGAAATTATTTAGATCAGCGGCAGACACTGAAAGAGCAGATATGTCAATGATTCAACCAGCATATGCCCAAGCAAAGAATCTAGACGAAGAAGCAGATTTAGACGAATGGGAAACTGACCCAGAAGAACATAATCAAGCCGCGATCGAGTCTTGGTATGATGAAGTAGTTAGTGCAATCACTGATCGAAACATAACATTTCCAATAGCAGACAACGAAATTCAAAAAATAGCAGATGATGTTGTAGATGATTGGAGCAATGGAAATGGACCTGACGAGCATACAATTTTATCTATTATTGATAACGAAAACGATCAAGTCAATCAAGACCAAAAAGATGAAGCTACGTTAGAGCACGAAGCTACTTTAGAAGCAATTAGAAATATATCTTTTAGATAACATTAACAAGATACAAACTCAATAGGACCTCCGGGTCCTATTCTTTTGAGTAAATACTTGTATGAACAAATTGAGTGTAATACAAAACTGTAAAACAGTTGAATCGTTTCCGTATCCTTATGTGGCTGTTGACAATGCATTGCCGCAAAATGTATACAACGAATTAGAAAAATCATTTCCTGAAGACTTAGTATGCAGTACTGACGCAGGTGATGAAGGCATTTGTTATAGATATAAAAGCCGACAGGCGCATGTAGATGCAGTTATGCCGGCTATATGGGAAGACTTTTTTGAATTTCATACTAGTCCAGAATACTTTAGAGATTGTGCTAAGTTATTTGAAAAGGGCATATTACAATATTATGGCGAAGAGTTTTACGAAAACTTAATTACAGATACTGTAGGGGTGCGCAAACTGTCAAAAGGTAAACATGTTACCGACTGTCAACTTGTAGTACACGAACCAGTTGACCAAACAAGTACATCAAGAACTCCGCACTTAGATAATCCAAAAGAAATATACGCAGGGTTGTTGTATATGAAAAAAGATATTGACAAATCAGCAGGTGGAAACTTTACAATACATCAAACTATTAAAGAAGTAAAAAGTTTTAAACCCTTACAAACACGGGTTGTAGAAGATGATATACATATTCCGCATGTTGAAATTCCGTATAAAGCAAATAGTTTTGGTATGTTTTTAAATGTTGCCCACAGTGTACATAGTGTTACTCCGCGAATTGATCCTATTGAGCGCAGACGCAGTGTTAATATTATAGGTGAGTTTATGAAGCACGGTAGAATGTGGGAGGTTGAACCCTAATGGCAACAGCACTAGACGGCGTCTTAATTAAGAAAGCAAATAGACAAGAAACGTTTACTGAAGAACAAATTGCAGACTTAATGAAGTGTATGGAGCCAGATGATGGATACATGTACTTTGCTAGAAAGTTTGCAACTATTCAACATCCTGTAAGAGGTAAACTTATTTTTGATCCGTTTGAATATCAAGAACGTCTACTTGCAAGCTATCACAACTATCGATTTAATATTAATATGTTGCCTAGACAAACAGGCAAAACAACATGTGCGGCAATCTACTTAGCGTGGTACGCAATGTTTGTACCTGATCAAACTATTCTAATTGCCGCACACAAGTATACAGGCGCACAAGAGATTATGCAACGTATACGCTATCTCTATGAAATGTGCCCAGACCATATACGTGCTGGTGTTACAAACTACAACAAAGGTAGTATTGAATTTGAAAACGGATCACGTATTGTTAGTGCTACAACAACAGGCAACACAGGACGTGGTATGTCTATATCATTACTATACTGTGATGAGTTTGCATTTGTACAACCTAATGTTGCTATTGACTTTTGGACTTCTATATCTCCTACACTAGCTACTGGTGGACGAGCAATTCTTACAAGTACACCTAACAGTGACGAAGATACTTTTGCTACAATTTGGAAAGGTGCTGAAGATAAGTTTGACGAGCATGGCAATGAACAAGAACTAGGCCAAAATGGGTTTCATAGTTTCCGTAGTTATTGGGAAGAGCATCCAGATAGAGATGCTAAATGGAAACAAGAAGAACTAGGACGCATTGGCGAAGAAAGATTCCGTCGTGAATATGACTGTGAATTCCTTGTGTATGATGAAACACTTGTTAACAGTATTAAACTTGCAACTATGGAAGGCACTACTCCACTAATTAATATGGGACAAACCCGTTGGTATAAAAAGCCAACACCAGAGTATACATACGCTGTTGCCCTTGATCCTAGTATGGGTACTGGTGGCGACAACGCCGCTATACAAGTATTTGAATTACCTAGTTACATACAAGTAGCTGAGTGGCAACATAACACAACAGCTATTCCTGGACAAATAAGAGTGCTTGCAGATATCTGCACATACTTGCAATCAGAAACTAGCAACACTAACGGTATATATTGGAGTGTTGAAAACAATGGTATAGGCGAAGCATGTTTACTTGTTATTAATGACTTTGGTGAAGAGAATATACCTGGACTATTTGTAAGTGAACCTATGCGCAAAGGACATGTAAGAAAGTTCCGTAAAGGATTTAACACTACACATGGTACTAAAATTACAGCATGTAGTAGACTTAAAACTATGCTAGAGAATGATAAAATGACTATACACAGTAAACCTTTTATATCAGAGCTTAAAAACTTTGTTGCAACAGGTAGTAGTTATCAAGCTAAAGGTGGCCAAAGTGACGACTTAATAAGTGCTACACTACTTGCGCTTAGGATGATGGCAGTACTTAAAGACTGGGACCCGGCAATTTATAATACCTTCAATCAAGTAGATCAAATTGAAGATTACGAACCGCCCATGCCTATCTTTATTAGTAGTAGTTATTGATAAATACTTACATGTTAGATTTAGATAAAATAAGTGAAGAGTTGTTTAATAAGATACGCGGCCGCTTCAGTGAAGTAACTATCGGCGACCAAGAAGGAACTGTAACTAATGTTCCTAAGGATGCTAGGTATTTTGACTTTAAATACGATGAAGATAGTAATGTTAGCGTCAGCATAAGCGAAAAAGACGGGGTTACTGTTATGTACAGTAACGAACTGTTTAATAAAGAACAAAGTATTCAAAAAAGTAATTGGTATAGTTTCTTAAAAGAACTTAGGAGTTTTGCTAGGAAAAGACTTTTAAACTTTGACGTTAGGGATATCACAAAGTCAAATTTAAACAAAAGAGATTATAAATACCTAGCAACAAATTCCGGAGACGACAACATGACAGAATCAAAATTATACGGAACTGGTAAAGTAAGTTACCAAAACGTAGACAGCGCAAGAATAGTTATTAAGCACACTGAAAGTGTTAACCAAGAACGTGCAGGCGGACGCACACAAAAAATTGGAACTATTCATATTGAAAGTGTAGAAGGCGAACGCTTTAAGTATCCGTTCAAACATTTGAATGGTGCAAGAGCAATGGCACGACACGTAGCAGAAGGCGGTAATGCGTATGATGACTTTGGCAAACACATTGTTGGTATGTCAGAAGAGCTTAGTAAGCTAAAGAAATTTAAGAATCATATGTCAAGAAACGGTGTCATGGCCGAAGGTCTTGCAGAATACAGTGACGTAGTAAATGATCGTATTGACGCAGTAAAACGTACAGTAGAAACACTGCAACGTAAAAATGTATACGCAGAAGCAGTTGCAAATTTTGAATCAACTATACTTGAAGACGTTCCGGATGATGTTTCAAGTAACTGGATTGACCAACTTACTATTCGACAGTTTAACGAAGAACTATCAGATGTATTTCCGTATATCTATAAGCTAGTAAGCGAGCATACTAAAGCATTGTCACTTGGACCTCAAGAGTTATTGGGCGAAGCAGTTGGTCAACAGATTTTCTTAGACTTTCAAAAACATTTAACAGACATTGAACGTACAACCGATACTGAAGAATTTACTGCAAAACTTGAAGGACTAGGTTATAGAAGCGCCGACTCAGAAGACTATGAGATCGATCTCGACGATGTACCTGTTAATATTACAATAGACGCATTTGGTTCGGTACAAGAAGGCGAATTTAAAATTGTTAGTGTTGTTGGCGATGATGGCACACAGTATGTACTAGACCAAACTGACACTTGGGATATAGGTATGTATACTGATGCTTTCAGTGACGCATTAGCAACTGAGTCAGCAGAAGAAATTGGAATTGATGCACACTTTGACGGCATGATGGGACAGTTTGGCGAAGAAACAGCAGAAGAAACAATGGTATGTAAAGACTGTGGTGATGAAATGCACAAGCCCACATCAGATTGCAAACACGATTGTGATGATGAAAGCGGTAGCTGGTGGATGCCAAAATCCGAATCAAGCTACAATGAAGAAGAAGTTAGCGAAGCATACATTAACACAAGTAAAGATGCTATTGATGTACTAGGTGCATTACGTGGCAAAGGTAAAAAGATTGAACGTGGACAAGACGATGATCAAGGCAACTTAGCAAACGCATATGCAAACGATGTATGGGATGTATATAGTTTCATTGAAGCAAGAACAAAAGGCTTTAAAGGATTAGATAAATCTGCTATGGCATCTATTGAAGCAATGATGAAACTACGCGGCGAAGCTAAGAAATTAGAGCGTGACGCAGATTCGGGTAAGAACGGCAAGTTTGGTAATCAAATTGTAAACACGTTGTACCCTGTAATAGAGTACTTATACACAACTGACTTTGACAGAAATGCCAAAGAAGATGAAGCAGAATGCGACGATGATCCAGCAATGGGCAAAGAAGGCGCACCTGCACCTAAAGAGCAAAAGACTCCATTAGGTGAGTTTATTGTTAGTTACTACGACAGAGAAGCAGGCGAATTTCCAAAAGGCGAAACAGCAATACTTACTATGATCGAAAAGGACTATGGCGAACAGTATATTACTCCTGCTAAAGAGTTTATTGAGAAGTTGCAAGCAACTGTAGAACAACATCAAATGCAAAAACAACCACAGCAAATGGAAGCACCAGACACAAGCGAGCGTGACAGAATTCGTGAGTTAGCAGGACTACGCTAACCCACTTATAAGTTTTATTTCTTTTTCTTTAAAAAAGACTTGACATTGTTCAGTATCTGTTATATAATAATAACTGTGCTGTAACATTAAAGGCACT